TGGAATTGGTGAATATCCATATGTTACTGATGAAGAAACAGCATCAGGCCATACAAAAATTGAAGATAATACCGTTGGATCTGAAAAAATTGTAGAGATTCACCGAACAGGAACATATACAGCTATACTTGCTGATGGTTCACAAGAAAATAAAATTATAGGTAGAAATGTTGTTATTGTTGAAAAAGATAATTTTGTAACAATAACAGGTGCGTGTAATATTACTATTCACGGAGATTCAAACATTGAAGTGAAAGGGAACAAATATGAAAGAGTCATAGGCAATTATACATTAGAGGTTCAAGGAGATTTTACAAAAACTATTATTGGAGATGATAGCACTTCTGTTGGTGGTGATGCTAATCTTCTTGTTAGTCCAACAGGGACAGGAAAATTTAGATTAACCACTGGTGAATCTGGGTCAGCTATTAAAAGTTCTTTATTTGTTGATGGAGAAGTACAAGGCACATCAATTTCATCAAAAACATCCGTTACCGCTGGCACAGGAATTATAGCTGGTATTCCAGGATCAAGTGCTGTAGGATCAGAGCTTGCGGGAATTAGAACTTTAGGTGGAATCACGGTTGGTGCAATGACGCCAGCTTTACCTGGTTGTGTTGATGCTGTTGTAAATGTTAAATCACCATTGATTACTGGCATACAAGTTTTAGATATTAGAGGTCCAATGGAACTAATAAGACAGAAGTTCAATGGACATATTCATCCAACTCCAAGAGGACCAACAGGCCCTCCTACACCCTTGATGTAATGGAATTATTATGGCCGCAAATAGTGTATTCGCTCGTTTAAATTATAGTTTTGATGACAAAAAGTTTGGCGATAGCATTTATCTAACAGATCAAGCAAAAAAATTTTTAGAGCTTGCGCCCCCTGCTGTTACAGAATGGCAACAAAATGATATTGCTGACGGCGTAGTATCAAGAAGTAGGTATTATGTAAATCCTGCGGCCAATGTTTGTTCTACACTTTTAGCTAACGCTAACATTATTTTTGCATCAGCTAATAGTGACCCAGCAAACACATTTACACAAATTGGTGCAGGCAATGCTGCAATGGACTTAGCTAATACCACATTATTATTCATCACAGAAATTATAGCATTTAAATCACACACAGATAATATATCCGGACTAGTAATTGCCACATCTAACAGCACAACAATTCCACAACTTGATTCGGTTGTTAGTGTTGGCCAACAACTTTTAACTTTAACTAATACAACAGACGGCATCTCCAATTCAACGCCAATGCTTGGCAGTTTAACTAGCCTGTTTATTGGTGACGATTTAGCTAATAATAATTTAATTATCCACACCGATAGACTTGCTATGGATGCTGCCAATGTGGGTGGAATATCAAGTTTAACTGCAAATCAAATTAATACCATTATAACCCATGTGCAAACAGCCAACACTTTAGTTAGTACCAGAAGATCACATGATTGGAATTTTTACGAAAAATCTTATCAAATTTTGAGTGATTTTTACTTTGTTAAGAATTTTACCAGTATGGGTAATACAAGCACATATTTGGTTAATAATTTGATTGGAACTGACCTTATAAAGACAAATATTGCCAACACATAGAATAAATAGAACATGGCATCCTCAATAATCAATAGACAATATAGTGATTTGGACTTGAATTTTATTATTCATCCAGTCAGAAAAGATATCAATAGATGGACAGACGAACAAGCTGTCATACACTCTGTTCGGAATCTGCTGGTTACAAACCATTATGAGAGACCATTTCAACCAGACTTGGGTTCTAATATTCGCAGGATGCTGTTTGAACCATTGGATAATATTACAGCATCAAATTTAGAAAGAGAAATAAGACAAACTATTATTAATTTTGAACCTAGGGTTACAATAACAACTTTACAGGTTGCACCAAATCAACAACAAAATGCATTTGGCGTATATATGGAATTTGAAATTATTAATAGAACCGAACCAATAACAATAAGATTTTTGCTGCAACGGATAAGATAAAATGGCTAATAGACTCCGTGTAACGGAACTTGATTTTGACCAAATCAAAAATAATTTAAAAACATTTTTAAAACAACAAACGAAATTTCAAGACTATGATTTTGAGGGTGCTGGCTTAAATATTCTTCTTGATGTATTGGCATACAATACACACTACAATGCATATTATCTTAATATGGTTGCCAATGAATCATTCTTAGATACAGCTATTCTAAGAGATTCGGTTGTTTCACATGCTAAGATGTTGAATTATATTCCTTATTCATACACAGCACCTATTGCTACAATCAATATTACAATAGATTCTGGAACAACAACTCCTGAAGAAGTAACTATTCCTAAAGGTTATATTTTCTTATCAAACCCAATTGATGGTACATCATATGGTTTTGTAACCCTTAATCAATACACGGCTACAAAATCTGGTACATCTTTCTTCTTTGAAAATGTAGAAATATATGAGGGTCAATTGGTTACATTCAATTACACATATACTGAAATTGATAACCCAAAAGGCATTTTTATTATTAACGATACTAATATTGATACAGAATCTATTAGTATTACCGTTCAACCAAATTCAGCAAATACAGCATCAAGCATTTATTCAAAAGTTGATGATGTTTTAGAAGTAACATCTGATAGTGAAGTTTTCTTTTTACAAGAAGGCCGAAATGGGAATTATGAAGTTTATTTTGGTGATGATGTTGTTGGTAAAAAATTATCTGACGGATCAATAGTATCAATTCAATACTTAATAACAAAAGGTGATGTTGCCGACGGAGCTGATGCATTTATTGGAACAAATAATATTGGCACATATTCAACCTTCACGATTGATGTGGTTGATGTAGCTGCGGGTGGTTCAATTAACGAATCTGTGGACTCTATTAAATTTTCAGCTGCTGCTCAATATGCAACACAGAATAGGCTTGTAACAGTTAAAGATTATGAATCATACATTAAAAGTAAATATCCAAGTGTAGATAGTTTGTCTGTTTGGGGTGGAGAAGATAATATACCTAAAGTATTTGGTAAAGTTTATATTGCACTAAAACCAAAAACAAATTATTTTATTTCTGAAACTGAAAAACAAAGAATCATTGATGATATTATTAGTCCAAAAGCTATCGTTTCTGTTCAGGCAGAAATTCGTGACCCTCAATTTTTGTATATACTTCTTGAAAATGTAGTTCAGTATAACACAAAGAAAACGGCATTAGACGAGCAGACAATTAAAAATAACATTAAACAGGCTATTTTATTATACAAAACAACAAACTTGGATAAATTCAATTCAACATTTATCCAATCAAAGTTACAGGAAATTGTTGATGCAACAAACGGAAATTCAATTGTTGGTTCTGAAATGTCAGTTAGAGTGCAAAAAAGATTTGAACCAAAATTAAATGAATCAGCTAGCTATACAGTTGAATATAATGTTCCATTATTCCGCGGAACAACGACTAATAAACTAACATCAACACCATTTACCGTAAATGATATTACTGGAATTAGTAGAATTGCTTTCTTTGAAGAAACTCCACAATCATTTACTGGAGTATCAGAGGTTCAAGTTATAAATTCTGGATCAGGATATGTAACACAACCAACAGTAACAATTAGTGGTGACGGTACTGGTGCAACAGCTGAAGCTGTTATTGTAAACGGTAAAATACAAACAATAGATATCGTTAATCGTGGTGTTGATTACACAAGAGCTCTCATCACAATTACCGGTGGAAGTGGATTTGGGGCAGAAGCTGTTGCTGTTATTGACGGCCGTTCAGGCACACTAAGAACAATTTATTTTGATAGCTTAGCACAACGACAGATTATAAATTCAAATGTAGGAACAATTGATTATGATAATGGTATTATAACTATTACTAGTATCAATTTTCTAACAGTTGATTCTGATGATGGCCTTGTAAGGTTAACGATGCAGTCGGATAAAGGTATTATTCAATCAACAAGAGATACGATTGTTACTATTGACGCAGATGATCCAGTTTCTATTTTAACAGAGCTTGAAAAGAAAAGTAATACATAATGACCGACCAAGCAACTTCCTTACTGATTAATAGTCAGTTACCAGAATTCGTTCGTGAAGAACATCCGAATTTTATTGCTTTTCTAGAAGCATACTATGAGTATTTGGAAAAAAAACAAGGCACACAATTAAACGACCTTGTAACTAAATCAAAACAGGCAAGATATTTTACTGATGTGGATTCTTCTGTTGCTGATTTTGAAGAAAACTTTTTCAATACCTATGCAAATTTATTTCCTCAAGATGTATCGGTTGACAAATCTGTTCTGTTGAAAAGTGTATTACCTTTATATCTTGCAAAAGGTAATGAAAAATCATTTAAGTTATTATTCAGATTGTTGTATAATGAAGAAGTTGAAATACTTAAACCTAAAACAAATGTTTTAAAATTATCTTCGGGTAATTGGATAATTGAAAATAATTTTAGAGCTTCGCAAGATGTTTATAGCACATACACAGGCAACGGCACAAAAAAAACATTTAAATTAGCTCAGATAGCTGCATATGATGATGTTACCGTTTATGTTAATGATATTGAACAAACATCAGGTTATGCTGTTAAAAAAGAATTGAGAAAATTAGTTTTTACTACAGCGCCAGCCAACAATTCGGTAATTAAAGTTTTATATGACACTTTTGATTTTGTATTATTAACAAATAGAAAAATAATTGGTAAAACTTCTGGTGCATATGCTCTTATTGAGAAAGTAACTCAACGAACAGTTAATGGTGTACCTGCATATGAAATATATGTAAGTTCTAAAACTTTGGTTGGTGAATTTGAAAATGGTGAATCTGCAACAGTAAGTATTATTGATCCTGAAGATGATACTTTAATCACAATTGAAATTTTAGGGTTATCTAATTTAAGTGGAATTACTATTCTTAATGGTGGTTCTAGCTATAATGTTGGAGATACTGTTGTAATTACCGGCGGAGGAGCTTCAGAAGATGCACAGGCTATTGTATCAGAAGTGTTTTCTGGATTTGTAAATAAGGTTACTGCTGTTTTTGGTGGTGCAGGATTCAAAGTTGGATCAAATGTTAATGTGGTTGGTCTTGCTGCGAACACCGCATTGGTGTTGGCAATAGATGGTGTTGACACAAGTGGCCAAAACACAGCAAACAGTTTTACTGTAAACACGGATAGAATTGCTGATCTCGCAACAATTAATATTTCCGATGCAAATTATGGATTTAATTCTTCTGCTATACCTGGTGGTGAGAATGCAAATACCAAACTCGTTGATGCATTTTCCTTTACTACAATAACTTCTATTGGTGCTATTACTAATGTTGCAATTTTATTTTCAAATACAACATTTGCAACCGTACCAACTCTTGATGCTGATTCAGCTCAATACACAGCAAATTCAACAACTCATTTTGTATTGAGTTCAGGTTCATTAGGTAGAATTTCTATTAATGATGCTGGTAACGGATATCAAATTGGTGATGAATTATTGTTTAGTAATAAACAAATGCAATTTGGTATTGGAGCAGCTGCAGCCATAACAAATGTATCTTCAAATGGTGCGATTACACAAGTTGAGTTTCAACCATCAAGAATTGTTGGTACTGCCAATACTTTTGGTACAACAAATGTAACAGTTATTGGAACAAATACATTATTCCAAACTGCACTACGAGTTGGTGACAGAATCATGATTAATAATGAATCACGATTTATTAACACAATCACCTCAAATACATCACTTAATGTTAATGTTAGTTTTAGTAAAGCTTCAACAAATAAACCTATTGGTAAACATGGTCAGCATTTAATTGGCGGTCAAAACTATGTAGCTGATAAATTACCAACAATAACAGTATCATCATCAAATGGCGCAAATGCTAATTTAACAGTTTCAGCTTTGATGGGCGATGGTGAGAATTTGTCTGGCCAGTCCACAAGCCCGTTAGGTCAAATTCTAAATATTCGTATTACTGCTGGTGGTTTTGGTTATGAGTTTCCTCCACAAATTGTTTTAACAGGTTCTGGTGATGGTACTGCTCAAGCAAATGGTGTTATTGAATCAACATATGTAACAATTCCTGGTCGTTGGACCACATCAGAAGGTATTCTTTCAGCCTCTGAGCGAGTTGTGCAAGGCCGTGAATACTATGTGGATTACTCATATGTTCTATCGTCATCGGTTGAATTCCGTAAGTTTAAAGAAATATTTAAAAATCTAGTTCATCCAGCTGGTTTTATACAATATGCAGAGTATAAGATTGATGAAACGATTGCAGCTAATAATTTATCAACGACTCTTGTTGTTCCTGCTAAAACTATTTCGGGTACGGTTAATGTATTTACTGGAAATATATTTGTTACAGGCACAAATACAAAGTTCAATATTTCAAATACAAACAATGTTCTTACGATAGGTACACAAATTGCTGTTAACTCAGAAGTCAGAACAGTTAATAGTATATTCAGTAATGGTGTAATAACAGTATCTTCTGCATTTACACAAACTGCTAATGACCAAACCCTCGTAATAATCACATAAATAACACTATGGCAACTAATTATACTTCCAAAAAACTGTCGTTTAATAACGCAGAACAATTCAAAGAGTCTTTCTCTGAACCAGAACCAGCAACCGTTGGTTATATCTTCATTGGCAATCATGTTCCTTATGCAAATGAATCTTCTCCAGATTCAATCGTAGATTCCACATTTGATGAAAAGTCTGCATGGGACAATATGTTTGCAGCCAAGAGGATTACAGGTAATGATGTTGAATTGGTTGTACCTAGAATTAATTGGACAGCCAATACAAAATATAAGCAATTTGATGATAAAATTGAAATTGATACATTGTTGACTGGTAATACAACACTAAATTTGAAACCAATGTATGTAATTACTTCGGGTAGAAATGTATATAAGTGTTTGTCAAATAATGCTTCAGCTAATTCAACGGTAGAACCAACTGGTGACTATGTAACATCAAATGGTACTATTTCAACTGCCGATAACTTTGTTTGGAAGTATTTGTTTAATGTTAAACCCTCAAATAGATTTTTAACTACCGATTGGGTTCCTGCACCTGTATCAACATCAAAACTTGACTATGGTGTTAGTTCAACCAGCCCTGTTGATGGCGAATTAACAACCATTATTGTTGTGAATGGTGGAACAGGTTACGCAAACCCCACAATAAACACCACGGCATTTAATAGTGGAGTATCAACAATAACTCTTGCAAATACAACTAATGTTGCTGCAAATATGGTGGTTTCTGGTACCGGTATTCCTACTGGAGCTATTGTTTCATCGGTAAATACCGTAACAAGTGTTGTAACACTTTCTTCACCAACAAATGCGGCTGGTGGAGGGTCAGGAAATACCACAACATTCACAACAAGAATTTACATTGAAGGTGATGGATTAGGTGCTGTTGCGTCTGCAAACATTGTAAACAGCTCGATAGCAAAGATAACTGTTACCACTTTTGGTACAGGATATACTTTTGCAAATGCGACCGTTTTTGGTTCTGGTACAAGTGCAAATACGAGATGTATAATTCCTCCAAAATGGGGTCATGGATTTAATCCTGCAAAAGAAATAAATGCCAGTAATGTTATGGTGAACGAAAGAATTGGTTCTGTAAACTCAACGGAACAAGGATTGATTTCAGTAGATACCGCAATCAGGCAGTATGGATTGTTAAGAGATCCGTATAAATATGATAGTATAACACCAGCAGTAAGCTCTAATGCAAATACTGTGATCTCACAAACAACCAATTTGACGCTAGTTGCTGGTGTTAATTTCACATTGAATGAGTTTGTATACCAAGGTGCCTCTGCAAATGCTGCAACTTTTTATGGTAGAGTTAACGCACAATCCGCCAATGAAGTCAGATTGACTAGGGTGAGAGGAGTATCTACTGTTGGTGGAACACTTATTGGTGCAACATCAGGCGTTATAAGAACCGTTGTTAAAGAAGCAAAACCAGAATTTGAACCGTATACTGGCGATATTTTATACGCCGAAAATGTAGCTAAAATAGACAGAGCAGATGGACAAGCTGAAAATGTCAAGTTTGTTATTAGATTCTAAGGATAAATTTTAATGTCGTTAAATACCAATTTTAATGTTGATCCATATTATGATGATTTTGATGAAAATAAGAAATTTCTGCGGATATTATTTAAGCCTGGCTATGCGGTTCAAGCTCGTGAATTAACACAATCTCAAACAATTTTACAAAAACAAGTAGAGCGTTTTGGTGAGCACATTTTCAAAAATGGTTCAGTAGTTTCTGGTGGCCAACTTTTTATCCATGATTCAACTTATCTGAATGTATCTACTGATTATGTTGGAACAGCCGTAAATGTAAATAATTTTGATGGTAAAACAATTAAAAACACAGCTGGAACAAAAACTGGTCAAGTTGTTGTTGTATATGATGCTAATGCTGGAACTGGCGACCCAAAAACAATCTTTGTAAAACAAATCTCAGGTACTGCTTTTGTTGCAGGTGACACAATCACTACCGTTGAGGACACTCCGGTTTTTGCCAATGTTGCAACTAGTGGTGTTGGCACAGGACAAGTATTTTCTGTAAGTGAAGGTGTGTATTTTTATGATGGATTCTTTCTTAAAAATAGTGCTCAAACAATTGCACTTAGTAAATATAACACATCGTCTAATGTAAGAGTTGGTTTTGAAATTACCGAATCCATTGTTGTTTATACACAAGACACATCGCTATTAGACCCAGCACAAGATGCATCCAATTTTCAAGCACCTGGATCTGATAGATATAAAATTGATTTGATTTTAACCAGTAGAGCAACAACTTCTACTGATGATACTCAGTTTATTGAACTAGCTAGAGTTGAAAACGGAACTCTTTCATATGCGTTGATTTATCCGCAATATGCTGTGTTAGAAGATACTTTGGCTCGC